GGACATCGATTAGGAAAAAGTTACAGGGGAGGAGAGAGAGAGAGTGAGAGGACCTTTCCACAAAGTGTAGGGATTCTTACTATCATGCCGAGAACCAGAAGGAGTGTAGGAAGGTTGAACCAGCCCAGACATCGTCAATTCAGCCAGCAAATGATTGCTGGAAGAATAGAACTTGAAAATATCTGGAGAATGGTCCCACACAGCGATCATGGTCGTAGCAGGGAGAACAAGATAGTTCGAACCAATTTCAACACCAGCAACAAACTTAGTTTCCTCAGGATCAGGAGAAACAGAGTGAGTGCGTTGTGAAGGTTTTGGAGCCGGGGGGGGAGACCTAGTTCTGGGAGGAGGAGAAGGCGTTCTGGGTTTTCTTGTTTTCGGGGGTGGTCGGGGCTTGTCCTGACCAGGAGTCGGTGGGGTTTGGTTCGTCCCACTTCCGCCACCGGAAGGAGTGGCTGGAACCTACCATGGTTTCACAAGTGCAATGCCGTGAACGTGAAGTTTGAAGAACACTGTCACGACGCCAGCTTTGTAAACTGCGAAAATCAATTTTGAGCTTTCGCCCAAAATGACCTTCGGTTTCACTTGCGGTGAAACACCAGGTGGGAACTCAACGGAGGAACGAGGGGTGTACATGGTGGTCACAGCTTGCGCCATGGCCAGTCCGATACCTTCACTGATTTTCTTGGCGTCAGCGGGTTTGTCCCAAGAAGAGGGGCAAAGAGCAGCAACCATGTCGCCAGAAAATTTGATGTTCACGTCAGATATGTAGGCTTGAAGACGTGTCTGAAGGTAGGTCTTGACTTCCTTGTGATCTTCGAACTTAAGTTCGTAATGTTTGTCAGTGTCACAAACAAAAGTGCACGACATTTGGATCGTGTCGCACTGAAGATCAGCAAGTGGGCCAATGAGGTTGGTCATATCTAAAGAAAGTGGTTAGTAGTAATTGAACGATAAATAAAAAGGTAAATTAAAGGCTATTAGGGATTAATAGTTAGCAAGTCCAAGGTTGATATTGAGTTGTTTGGCAATGTGAGCAGGAAGGAGTGCAATGGGAATATCCTTCCAAGCTTGAGGATCAACAGCATAACGAAGATGAGGTACAAGAGAAGAATGTTCAAAACAAAAATCAGTTATCCAAGATTGGGCTTCTAATGCTAAAGGGGGAAGATAATCGTACAAACGGTCAGAATGTTCATGAGCAAATTGTGATTCTAAGAAGTAAGAGTCAAGCACTTTAGGTAGGTCACCACGCGCAGCGCGGTAAACTATCTTCAGGGCTAAAAGGATTGGATGCCGGATTACACCACAAGGGTATAAGAGCCAGCCACAGAATTCCGGGATTGGAGTGATAGCAGTTTTGCCAATGAGGGTAAAATTATGTTCAATCCTGGACCAGCCAGGAGTTTCAGAAAGTTTGCCGAAGAAAAGAGAATCATCACCAGAGTAGCAGCATGCCATGTCCTTACGAGGTTTGTACCGTAAAGTCATGTATGCCATGTTCCAAAAAAGTATTGAAGTCGTAAGTACCAAACTCACCAGTAAAACGCATGATGGCGGTGAAGCCAAATTGCGTTCGCATATTGAGTTTGATCCAACGATAGAGATCTATCAATTCAGTTGGAATTTTGCAGTAGTCCATGAAGCAAATCTCAAAAGAGAGAGTTTCTTCAGTGCAACTTTGGTCGTAAGCGGTGAAGTCACAAGTGAATGTGTCCTCACCAGTTGCATGTGTTTGGGACCACTTGTTCATCTGTGCGATGGTTTTGCCACCGTGAAGATAAACATTTTCTGGAAGTGTCTGTTTAACAACCTCTCGCATATACCGAGCTACGGGTCCTAGCTCAAATATATTG